TATCTATACCAGCCGATAACTTTCTATTACTATGATTTGGATTATGACATCCAAACCACGACTTATCTTTATGCCATAACTTTACATACGAACTTCTTACACCATCCACTGTTATAACACATCGCTCATTTGTTTTCACTTTACCTAATATTTCCATTTCTTCTACGTGTAAAACAATATCTGTATCATTAAATATCAACTCGCTATTTACGGGCAATAATAATTTCTTATACCTATTACTTTTTATTGATGTCTTATTTATATACACTTTCACCTTATCTCTTATTATTATATCCCCCCCTCCCATTGGAACCTTGCCACTTTCCCATAATGCAACATCATTAAAAAAATATTCTTTCATTTATACTATTATATATATACCATTACAAATAAAGTGATTGATTTATCGCTACACTCTTTAATAATAGATTTGGTATTATTGATAATTTATTCATTAATTCTAAATTCTCTAATAATAATCCCACCTTTTCTATCTCATGAACTATATTCACTATCTTAAATATTGCTTTTTGAAAATCTCCTAAAAATATATCGTAATTCTTCGCCGCATTATATATTACTCTACAATCTTGCTCTGTTTCAGCATCACACCAACCACTTATAAATTCACACATATCATAATGAACATTGTATTCCTCCCAAAAATTAGTTTTATTCTTAGTTTCTATATCATAATACTTATTTAATAATCCATTTATTTTCTTTATTCCTTTCCTACTAATTTCACTTATCCCCGCTTCATACCACCTCGTTTTCTCATCATCTTTTACTCTTATATTTGTAAATATACTAAAAACGATTGCCAAATCTTTTGCTGTCATATCTTTCAATAATTCTTTATTATCTACTATAAACTCTGACATTACCAAACTATGACATTCTTTCATATTTGCCGCCAACTTTCCCTTTTCAGTTATTAACAAATTTGATTCTGGACCACTAATTTCTACATCTTCTTCCTTCTCATACTCTAAAAATTCATTTTTCTCCAATATTTTAATATAATCACATAACTCATTATCTACATATTTTTTTATATTTTCGTTTTTCCTTTCCAATATTTTTATCTCATTTGATAATCTTTTTTCAGTCGTATATCTCTCATAATCTGACTTTAAATTTTCATAATCATTCTCCATATGTCTCAGTTTAATTTCTGCCTTTCGTCTCTTATTTTTACCAATATAATTTAATGTTTTTTTTAATTCATGAAATTCTTTCAATATATTTTCATCTGTTAAATATTTTTTCTTATTTTGATGAAACTCTCTCATTCTTTCAAACAATTCCATTATATTTTTTGTTACATGCTCGCTCTCTCCCAGTATCTCATCATTTATCATTCCATTTTTCATACTCGCCTTCATTTTCTCAAAATTATTATCGCCCGATAACAATAACTTCAATATCAAATTAAAATTTATAGCAAATCTTGATTTAATTTCCAAACATCTACCCGATAATAATTCCTCATATATAATCGCCGTTGGATTTGAATCTAGAATATCAAACAAATTATTTAAATGAATACATACTCCTTTTGTATCTCTACCCCTACGACCCGCTCTTCCCGCAGCCTGTGTAACTTCGTGTGGTTCCAAATAACTAAACTTACTACCATCAAATTTTTGTAATGATGTAAATATTGTTGTTTTACAAGGCATGTCTATACCTATTCCCAATGACGATGTTGCAAATACAATCTTTATATAACCCTTCAAAAACAATTGTTCTATCATCTCACGAAACGGTTGTAATACACCACCGTGATGATGAGCTATTCCTTTTTTCAAATTTCTTACTATATTTTGAAACTCTGGTAAAGCTACATATTCCTTCCAATTCGTAAATTTCTTTACCAATATTGTTCTACATTCTTTTTCTATTATACTCGGAACTATTGACGGGGTTTTATCTTCACAATATAAAGGCTCTGTAATCTTATTTGCATATTTATTACACCCCTTTCTTGAATATACGAAACATATTGCAGGAAATCCATCATCTTTCTTCAATTGCTTCATCAACTGGTTCAACACATAAAATTTATCCACTCTTATTTTCTTCAAATATAACTTCCTTAAAAATTTCTCTATTCTCACATAATTCTTATTATATAATTGCTTATCTATTTTTAATGGTATTAACTTTTCTCGCATATTACCCATATAATCTTTTTCTTCTCTATTAAATTTCCTCTCAGCACTCTCTGGATAACTCATAAAACTATAATGATATAATTTTACTGCCCTTTTATTACAACCACATACCATTGTATCTTTCTCATTTGAATTGCTCATAAGTTTCATCAACTTTTCTATTTTACTAACCGTTGCAGATAACCCCAAAATCTGAACGGTTTTTGGTGTTCCCATTATTGCTTCCTCCCAAACATGTCCTCTATGTTTATCTGATATCCAATGTATTTCATCCAATATTAATACACCCAATTCTTCTTCTATATTTATATCAAAATCTAAACACAATTTCTCTTTTGTTAATAATGTCTCTTTTATCATTTTCATTTTATACAGCGTATTTACATAACACTCTGTTGTCATACACAATACATCTGCCTCTGGATTATCTGTATTATCTCCGGTTATTATACCAAATGATATATGGGGATATTTTTCTTTAAATGTATAATACTTTTCATTTGTTAATGCTTTAATAGGAGAACAATATATCACTTTCTTTTTATGTTTAGTATAAAATTTTATTGAAAAATCAGCAGGTAGTGTCTTACCTGAACCTGTGGGCGCTTTTACAATAACATTTTTACCATCTAACAAATACTTCAATGACCACTTCTGCCAATCTGATAATTCAAATGACCACCAGTCAAAATAATCACTGTTCTCATAAATTTCTGGAAATTTCATTTCTGTTTCTACAATTGCCGCCATTTTATTAATATAATAACCTTTGTTTATTATTATTATATTATCAATTTTTTTTTTATCTCAATTATATAATGTCTGTAATTCTTCTCAGTCGCCCCGATAGACTAGGCTCAAATTTCATATCTAAAATATCTCAATTAATATATGCTCATAAAAATAAACTGCACACAATCCAAGAACATGAACATTATCAAATTCCGATACACCATACTATATGGAAAAATAGTAAAAAGGCCCATTGGTTAAACTCATTATTTATAAAATCTATTATTCATACATCTAATACTTTAAATGAAAATATAAGAAAAACAAAAAGAATTAACAATTTTTTTAATTCTAAACATCACGACCTTAACACTATTCAAATAGATACTATTTTAAATATACAACAGGATTTATATTCTTACTTTAACATACATTTAAAAAGTATAATGTTTCAATATATTAAAAATAATATTCCAAAATATAATTTACCAAAAAATAAATATATTTGTGTTCATATTAGGTTAGGTGATGTCAAACATAGAATAGACCATAAAAAAAACATTGACCATTATATGAATTTCTATATTAATAAAATAAATAATTCCAATGAAACCTCTATTCAAGAACACTTTAAAAAAAATAATTTAGTATGGTGTAAAAGACAAGAATATCAATCTGCTATCACATTAGATAAAATAAATAAAAATATTGAAATTGCCAAAAAACAATATCCTAATTATGATATTGTTATTGTTTCTGATCCAAGAACTAAATCATTAATTAAATTAGATTATCCGATTATTTCTAACCGTAACATGGATTTAGATTTATGGATTATGATTAATAGTAATGTTCTAATAACATCCAAAAGTTCATTTTCTTTAATTGCCGCATTCTTTCATCAAGGTGAAAAAATATTTTTTGAAAAATGGGGTCATTTCATATGCGGAGGCTTAAAAAGTAAATATGATAAAAGTAAAGATTTAATAAATTATGAATGTTTATAACTATGTCTTCTCTGAAGAAAGAATTTCAACCCCACTTCTTTATCAAAATCTTCTTGAATTGCATCAATATAACAGTTCAAAACTATCAATAATAACAAAAATGTTATCACAATTATTACAATTCCTACAATCATTAAATATTAATATAAAAATTTTTTTATATTAATTACCAATAAACTACTCGTCTTATATAAGGTTTTCTAGCACATAATTCTAGCCTTTCCTCTTCTGATATGAGACGAAGCACATTAGAATAATGGTTAACTATTTTTGTTATCCAACATAAACATATTATATTAACAGTACTAACAAAATAATACCAACCACCATATTGTTGTGTAAAACACGCATACCCAAATATTGCTATACTTAATATTAAATGTATAAGATTCCATGTAAAATAACAGATTGATGATTGGAGGTGATAGTTTTTTGCACTATGATACCCTATAAATCCACCCAATGCACCAATAAAATAAAATATATTATAATATAATGCATTTAAAAATGCAAAAAATATATCTATGAATGAAAATACTTTTACCGTTCTAGATAAAGACCATATCATCAGATATTTTTCTGGTGGAGTTAAAGGAGTAATTGGGGTAGCACTTACTACCGTTGCTTGAACTGGGACGGGGGCGGATATTTCCACTCGTTCAGCTGTAGGTAACTCTTCATTTGTCATTTAATAATGTTATTATCATTTTTTTAAATACATTTCCTACAATACAATTGTATTTGCATCCACATTACTAGGTATTATAACACGATTATATAATATATTTCCTCTTCTTCCTATCATTCTCAATAATGTTTCCATATTAATTGACGAAATTATACATATTGTAATTTTCGTACCTGATAATTTACCCATTGAATCATATATTTCCATCTCCGATATTTCCAAATGTTTCTTATTAAATCTTGTATTTTTTATATGACTCGCTATTAAAATACATTCTTTTTTTAATAATTTATTTTTAGTATTATATACAATAACAAATTTATCATCCAATTTTGACAATATATAATTCTTATATTCCACAAATGCGTCATAACCCCTCATATGAATATCTGAAAATAATATATTTATTTTTGCTATACTACTGAAAAATTCTTTCACATGAACATTATTATAAACATTTCCTTTATAATATAATATCTTATTTCCATTTTTATTTTCAAATAATTCTTTACGATGGCCTTTTTCTTTCTTTTCTATTTCTTTCTTTATTTGTGGATTCATATCATTTCTATCAAACGCATATAAATTAGCACTTTTCATTATTTCCATCATACTATAAAAAGTTCTCATTAACCCCACTCCCATTTCTACATATTGACATCTATTTGTTGAATCATATATAAATTGTTGTATAAAACATAATACATCCAATATTGTTACTGTATTATCCATCTTTTCATTTATTATTGTATTTTGAAAACTTATTAAACCATATTTATCTAAACTATTATAATAACTTTCATGATCTATCCATTCTTCTACAGATACCAATGTATCTCTATTTTTCTTTATTAATTCTTTTAAATTTAAAAAATGCCTTCTCCTTACTTTTCGGGTTTCCATAAAAAAAAATTAGAAGTTAATTATTACAAATATTTATACTTCTAATAAAAAATTACGCATATTTTTTACACTAGTCTTCAATGTTTCTCTTTTTTTTATTCTTATTTTTCTGTTTATCTCATTCCACTCTCTATTTGTTTTTATTGTATAATGTGTTCTTAACGCATATGCTCTCTGTGGGTGTTTCAACTTAAATAATATACTACCAACTAAGAATATTGTCATTGATAATGTTTTACTAACATACAATGACACATTGTTAAAATATATCGGATGACTATCTTCTATTGTTATTATAAACATATTTCTTGAATGCATATTTTCAAAATAATTAAACCTTAACCCACCTAACATGATTAATTTCCAAAAAATTGAAAATAATGTTTTCATTATTACTATATATTTTTCTTCTCTTTTAAAATACACTCCATCAAAATTCACTATATTCACTTGCGTTAATAACATCGGTGGTCCAACTACGAATACTCTTAAATCCCACTGACACACATCGCAAAATGCTATTGTCTCCAATAAAGCTATTGAAAAATGTATCCAGGGTAATAAAGAATATCTCCATATCCTTCTCCCCACTTGATAGTTCAATACACTGAATATATGAATTGGTATCAATAACCATAATACTCCTATAGGAACACTATAATATATATCTATACCCCCCGTCATTACAAATATACTTATTACATATAAAAACACATTTAATAAGTGCATCAATATTTTCAATCTTGTATGCGCCAATTTCATACAAAAAATATTTAATCTATCACTTTTATAACATTTTTTCAACATTGTATCATCCTGATATATATCTATACACGCACCGTGAGTTGTTACTTTTCCTTTCTTATCTAATTTCTTATATGTTGCTTTCCCCGTATATGCTAATGTTGTACTCTCATTATTCTTCCATTCACTTATATTTTGAACTCTATGACTTCCCGTTATCCATAATTTCTTTATTGTTTTTGGTGTTAAATTACCTTCTTCCTCTTCACTTTTTTTCATAAACTACATAGATTTATAAATATAAATTTAAATAGTTATATATCTATATAAATTTCTTCAAAATCGTTGATTTTACATATTAGCTTGTCTAATAACTTATCATTCTCACGACTAAAATATTTACCTGATATATATTCATCCCTTCTTAAGTTCTTTTCATATTTTACTTCTTGCCTCAATTGCATTGACTTCCTTTCTATTACCCGAACCAATCTGGTAAGTGACGCGCTGTTATCAGCCCTGCCACTTCCCTTCTCTTCTATAACGATACCCATCATTAAAATATTCCAATTAGTTATTAATAATTCATATACTTTTGTAATTAATTTAATTCTTTTTTTTGTGTGCCATTTATTATCTGACAAATAGTATGCTGGACAAGCCTGGAAGCACGCGCTACATTTATCCGAAAAATTTCGGCACATTTTTCTAATATAATCATCGTGTATTGGTTTAAAAAGCCTCAAATGAATCATATGACATTTTCTCCAATAATTATTAATATCTAAATATTCGTGTAATATCATATTCCAAACATCCTCTGGAAAATATACTAATAGTGATTTATTTGTGTGTGTTCCGTTTCTTAATTTCATAATTATTATTACTAATCATAATAGGTCATTAATTTAATATCAATTTTTATTTAAACACTCCGCTACATCATATAATATAAATGTTAAAACAATTTTGTAATTGCATGTGTCCCACTAGACCTGTCGGTGGGATATTCGTAAATTGGAATGATGTTGATAATACTTGCCCCCTTTTTTCTTTAGTTGGCCAAGAACACAATGCCAAAGTTGTTGATGTATATGATGGCGACAGTATAAAAATTGTTATAAAATTATCCGGAACATTTCAAAAATTCAATTGTAGATTAGCCGACATTGACACTCCAGAATTAAGAAGTAAAAATATGAACGAAAAATTATATGCTCATTATGTTAAAAAAAAGGTTGAAAATGATCTTTTAAATAAAATCATTAAAGTAAAATGTGGTAAATTTGATAAATATGGTAGATTACTTATTTGGGTATTTTTAGAAGGAATACCTGATAATAAATCTGGAATATACAATCAATATATAATTAATAAAAAGTGGGGTATCCGATATGACGGTAAAACAAAAAAACTTTGGTCCGTTCATCTTGAAAATAATCCACAATTAATGAGAAGACACGGTGTCATTCCGTAGTTACCAATTCTACTCTTATTTTTTGTTTCAATTGAGTTTCATCTATAAATGTAAATATTTTAAACTTATTCTCCGTAAATACCTTTCTATCATGTCTACTAACAAATCTATTTACCATTCTTATTTCCGGTAAATATATCATATATTGATATAAATGATCATTTCTCTGTATTTTATCAAATATATAACCAGCATGTTCTCTTTTTAATATATGCTTATCATTTATACATTTTTCTAATAAAGAACAATCGTTTTGAACTTTTCTTATTGACCTCATTGTTTTATTTATATATTCTAATGATTCATCGGTTGTCCATTTCATATAAAATTCTTTACCCTCTTTACTCATATCACCTATTTTTAATATTTCTTGAATTTTTATTAAGTTCAATAAATCTACCAATCTTCTTATTGGACTTGTCATATGAACATACGCATCCAATTCTAACCAATCATGACTTTCAATATCATCAAATTTCACATATTTACCTCCAAAACTATTCCACAACTTCAAAAATTTTTTACATTCCTTTGGTGCCTTTTCCGGTAATTTATATTTATTATTAAACTTAGAACTTCTATATACACCGCATTCTTTCTTTCTTAATTCTTTTGCTGTTATATAATTCATTAATATCATCAAATATGCTATCACCTCATGACTACTAACTATTTTGTCTGTATATCTCTCTACCCTATTCATATTTTTTACTAACTCAAATACCTTCTTGTATGTTTTATCTTTTTCCAATTCTTTTGTATCATATCTAAAATTTCTTCTAACCTTTACCATTGTATTCAAAAATTTCATATTCATTATTTCATATGTTTCTTTATTTACCATCAAATCCAATGTTATCGCAAATCTTATATGACCCTCTGTCAAACTACATAACGCATCCGACAATATTGTTGGTAACATAGGTCTTTTTCTATCAGGCAAATATATTGTTGATATTCTTCTTGAAAAACTTCCCCACAGTCCTAATATATCTA